TTTCGCGCTTCCCGTAACGTGGTTGAGGTCATCAGGACCAGTGTGTCACGAGGCTGGCAGAGCCATTGGACGATTCCCCATGCGGCCATCGTGTGCGACTTACCACTACTGGCTGAACCACCAATCGCTAGATACTTATCCTTTAGAGCAGCCCGAATCATTTTTTCAGCCCAAGGATGACGGACCATCATAGGCTCTGGTAGTTCTTCTCTATTCCAGAGTTCGTCACAGATTCTCCAGAAGTAGAACTCCTTAGCTTTATTATTAGGGTGATGAGCGAACCCATATAATAGAGCGGTCAGCGTGCTAGTAGGTTGAATCATTAGACCACCTACGTCCATCTGCTTAGATTGTGGGTCGATGCGCGGCTCTAGAACGCGCTTGCGTTTGTCTGCTTCTGACGGCATAATTAAATCGATGTCTGAAAAACCTATACGAGAGTGCGAGGCTGAAGCCTTGCGCCTTAACAAAGAAGGTTACAGTAATAGTGCGATTGGTCAACACATTGGGGTCCACCGCAATACAATACGTAAGTGGTTAAAGAAACACGGAGTCGCCGCTAAGATGAACGGGGACACAGTAGAAGGTAAAGTGCTGGGAAATTTAATCCACGATAAAGGCCAAGATAAAGACCAACTAAAAGAAGATGTTGAAGAACACTTCAATGACACCATAAGTTCAGCAATTGTAGAGGAGCGGTTTCGAGCATCTAAAGAAGAGGACGTGACCCTCAACGAAATCGCTGAAGCACAGAACTCGCCCGCTGATAAATACCAACACTACATCGCAGCTGCTGGAATTAAACTTCTACGTGACTCGATGAAGGGGTTACGCGGGCCTAGAACGATTAGGGAGATGTCAGAACTAGACCAGCTCATCAGGCGTAACTTAGGACTCAACGCTAAGACTGGTGGCGGTAGTAGTAAAATGCAGATCGACATATCTATACTGAACAACTCTAAAGCAGATAAAGGTGGCGGCGCGGTCAGGCAGAAAAAAACGATTGACGCGGAGACCGGAAACGAGATTTAATACCCTTACAATGTTCCAAGATCGTGAGCCAGAGGTAGGGCCGAAGTTTATTACCCGAATTGACGAGGGGGCGGACTTCCGTTTCCCCGTCGATACCGCTGACGGCCTTTGGTATCGCGTGAAGCCTTCAACAGCCCGTGAAGTATTCTACTTGCAGTCTCTGCCGAAAGGGATCAGAGTCTTAGTTCCAGCTGAGGGCGACGGCCTTCTAGTCAGAGGAGATTCAATCCCAGCAAAATAATGAAACCAGAAACCCTATTCCGTCTTCACGAATCGACGTGCAAGAAAACGCTCGAAATTATGCGAGCAAAAAACTCTGACTACTGCGGTGGTGAGAACACTGTCGATGCACTCGCCAATTTCAAGACTGCTAAATCACTTGGCCTCCATCCTGTCACCGGACTCTTGTTGAGAATGCAAGATAAGTTGATGCGGATTAAATCGTTCGTGAATGACGGTGAGTTAAAAGTAGCAGGTGAGTCAGTAGATGATGCCTGTGAAGATCTCGTGAACTATTCGATTCTCGCGAAAGCTTTACTAAGTGAGGAGCGTGAGTGCGGCACTTGCAGCAATCCAGTTTCTGGTGGGGAGTGTGACAATCTCTATTGTCCTGAAAAATCTTGATGATCGTCGGGATCGACAACGGACTCGATGGCGGACTTTGCGCTATATCTAAATTTGATGGTGGCATCATCGACAAGATTCGTATGCCGACTCTTCAAATGTCGAAGAAGAAAGAAATTGACATCCGTTCCATCAACCAGTGGCTCCTCGATTTTAATACACCATTCGATCTCGCAATCGAAGAACCATTAGCCCATGCAAAAAGCAGCCAAGCTGTTAGATCAATGGCTATTAGCTTTGGTAAGCTAATAGGTATGGCTGAGTCACACGATTACTCAGTCCTACGTGTGAGCGTCCATAAGTGGCAGAAGCATATGCTTGGTCGGACTCCTAAAGGAAAAACCAAAGAAGCAGCTTTAGCATTGGCTGATTCACTCGCGCCAGAAGAGAACTGGCTTGCAAACAAGAGGTGTAAAAAACCTCACGACGGTATGATCGACGCCTATCTTATTGCTCAGTATATTTGGGGTGGGAGAAAAAGTTGAACTTTTTCTGGACATAGCTAGTTGCTTCAATTATTTGTCTGTCCATAGACAATATGAAGAAACTATATCCCAAGCAGCAAGAAGCTTTCGACTTCTTTTTAGCAAAGCATAAACTAGGACTTAACTCGTTAGATACGAGTCACGTCGGAACTGGCAAGACCATCGTAGCTTGCCACCTTGCCAAAATTCTCAAGAAGCCAGTCGCAGTCATCTGCCCGAAGGCAGTGATCCCATCTTGGGAACGCGAACTCGCTGAGTGCGGTATGAAGCCTCTGTTCGTTCTTAACTACGAGAAGATCAGGACCGGAAAGACAGAGTGGATGTCTAAGCGCGGGAAGAAGATTATGTCTTGGTATCTGCCTGAAGATACACTAGTGCTAGTCGATGAGGTCCATAAGTGCAAAGGACCATATACTCAAAACGCGCAGCTACTTATTTCTCTCGTCACTCAAGGCTACTCTGTCCACGCCATGAGTGCGACCGCTGCCGAAGACCCTACTGAGATGCGACCGATAGGTTACGCATTGGGCCTACATAGCTTAAACAAACCTGAAGGGGAACTTAAAAGCTGGTTTAGCTGGATGATGAAATTCGGTTGCACTCAAAATCAATGGAATGCGTGGGAGTTGCGCCGTAAAACAAAACTTAATGACCTTAATAAGGTCATGTATGGGAAGAATGTTAAACGTCTTACGGTGGACGATTTCCCAGATTCTTTTAAAGATAACCGAGTGTTCATCGAGCCTGTTGCCTTTGGGTCTGCCGCTAAGATTGCTAAGGCTTATAAAGATCTGGACATCACACCGGAGATCGTGACTAATCTTTTAGAGAATGGAACCGTCGAAGATAGTGACTGGGTTCTCGTTAATCTGTTACGCGCACGTCAATTAGCGGAGTCGCTCAAAGCTAAAGACATGGCTGATATGGCTAAAGATTACGTTGAGCAAGGCCATAGTGTTGTTCTCTTCGTTAATTTTTCCGAAACAGCTTCAACACTCCAACAACTACTTGAATGCCCAGCTATTTTAGGAGGACAGACTACCGCAGAAAGGCAGCAGGTAATTGACGACTTCCAAGAAGATAAAGAACACGTCATTGTAGTTAACATCGCAGCAGGAGGAACGGGCATCTCGTTGCACGATATCAACGGCAACCGCCAACGGATCTCGTTGATATCACCGACCTTCAATGTCAAGGATCACTTACAAGCATTAGGGCGCATACACCGCAACGGAGCTAAATCTGACGCCATCCAGAAAATTCTGGTTGCTAGTGACTCAATTGAAGAACACGTTATGAGAGTCATAGATCAGAAGTCAGAAAATCTAGAAACACTTCACCAATAAAACAAAATGAACGAAAGCACTAAATACCTATCAGATGCAGAAAAGATTCGCCTCAAATTACTTGAGGATGAGATCTACATGCTAAACCACAAAATTGACCGGACAATCAAGAAACGTGATTATATCCAGCGTGAGGTAACGCACATAAAAGAATCGACCCATGAGCGAACAACCAAACCATAGCGATAGGGGCCACGCGGAGTTCTCACCATCGAGCCTGAAATATGTAGCCGCCTGTGCTGGCTTTGATCCCGACGAGCATGAAATGCTGTTGATGGACGGATACGATGACTGCCTCGTCGGAGTTGTCGAAAGGTTTGGGCAAAACCCTATCCTGTGTTACAGCAAGGACAGAGTTCTTCGTAAACTAGAATCCGATGAAATGAGTAGAGACGAAGCGGAGGAGTTTTTCTACTATAATCAAATTGGCGCGTGGTGGGGAGATGGCACTCCATGCTTTTTATCGTCGAACGAAACTTAAAAATAATTAAACAACAAAGCTATGAACCAACCAGACCACCAAAGCAGGGGCCACGCGGAGTTCTCACCATCGAGCCTGAAATATGTAGCCGCTTGTGCTGGTTATCAAGGTCGCGACGGGACGTCAGCGGCAGCCGAAATGGGGACCAGAATCCACGAGGCCCTAGAAGTTTTTGACCCTTCTGCCCTCCACACCGAACAGGAACATGATATCTATGAACAGATCGTTCAAATGGAGCAGGATTTCATGGATAACTTTGGGGACGTCTCTGAGGAGCTAAACGAGATTCAGGTTGAGGTTGCCCTAGATGGTACTGAGACATGGGGAACCTGTGATCGATTCCTTATCCTTAAAGGAGGTGACCGAGCAGTCATGGCCGATTATAAAACCGGAATCAGTATTATTGATCCGCCAGAGAAGAACTGGCAAGCCAAAGCCTATACGACTGGAGCCTTCCAGAAGTACCCAGACATTCAAGAGATCGTTTTCGCGTTTTACGTGCCGCAGCATAATGCGACCCTTCACCACACGTTTACGCGAGGCGATCTCCCTACTTTAGTCGAGGATCTTAGCCGTGTTATAACGGCAGGCGAAAAGATCCGACCTAAATGGGAGTCCGGCACACCGGAGCTGGAGGAATGCACTCCGACTCAGTATTGCCGATTCTGTAAGCACGAAGATACTTGTCCTGCATTAGGTGGACTCGTTATCAGCGTAGCTAAGAAACTTGATACCACGTTGCCGGACATTGATCCTACTGACGTGGACAATCCAGCTAGACTCTCTGAGCTATTTAACATCGCGAAGATTGTTGAGAACTGGTCAGCGTCTATTAAACGTAAAACACTCGACGCTCTTAAAGACGGTGAGCAGCTTGATGGACTTAAACTACGCTCGATGGGGCGGACCCGAAAAATCTCTGACAATGCTACTTTTGTAAAAATTGCAGAAAAACATGGAATAGATCTCGACACGTTACTAGATCAAGTTAATATCCCGCTCGCCAAGGTTGCCAAGAAAGCGGGAGCCGATAGCAAACAACCTTTCCTCGACGAATGCGAAGATGCAGGAATCGTTGAAACATCCGACGAACGACACAGTGTCGCGACTCAATAAACCAAAACAATAATTGATATTATGGCTAAAACCAAAACCCAAGAAGTCGTTGCTGCCGAGACCAACACTGGTCTCTCCACCAACGTAAGCGGAATCGAAATCGACGTAGAGGACATCGAGATTCCACGTATTAATGTCTGTCAAAAGATGTCTCAGTCTGACGCTCCAGTTGGATC